TAAAAGTACTTAAACCACCCCACACGCCATCATCGGTGAGGTGTGGGGTAGCTTAAGAGTTTTTTTACCTAGTCCTGAACCTGTGCAGGGTTTGGGTGCTGCTGGCGAGAGCCGTTACGAACAACAGTTTCGTACTCGTTCTTGCCGTGGTCCTCGAAGGCTGCGCCTGAGAACTCGCTTAGGTAATCCTGTGACTCCACCCATGAAGCTGAGCCAACGTGAGCGCGTTCGCTCATAGTCTCTTCAGCAGTCTTAGTGTGTACAGCTGCGTTGCGGTTTGGACGGCCAGCAGCTGGGGTGTAACCCTGCTGTGCACCAAGAATGAACTGGTCTGGAACGTCTGTGTCGGTCGCGACGCCTTCTTCAAAACGAAGTGGTCCGCGCTGGCCAGTAGCTGCTGCTGCCATCTTACGGTCGTAAGTTACATTAGCGCGCTCTGGGAACTGTGGGTCTGGTGCAATTGACATTAATATCTCCTAATAATAAGGTTGAGGCCTCTATACAAGTTTTATACTATTTGGGCTTTTTTACAGGATAAACGTAAATTATCTGAAAAAGGGTGATGAAGTAACTTCTACGGAAGGCATGGTTAAATCTAGGGTTAGACTGATAGCGATAGCTAAGCTGTCAGCAAAGTCATCGTGAGCATGGGCTTCTTCTGGCGCGTGGGCAAGAAAGTTAGGGCCTTGAAACTTAACTTCTAGGTCAGTCATCTGTTGGTAAAAACGCTTCCAGGTACGAAGTCTGCGGGTGCTCGCTTCGGCTGGCCAACCAATTAGACGACGCTCAATCAAGGTCTTTAGGTGTTTCCAACGCTTAGACTGTTCTTGCTGGCTACTTCCTACTGAAATAACTTCTGCACGTGGCAGTAGCAAACGAAGGCGCTGGGCTACAGCGTCTCCAACACCGTTGGCGTCTACGCCCACATATAGAACGTTATAGTTTTCAAGGAAGCTGACGATTTGGAAATACTGGTCTTCCCAGTCATCATTCTGGATTTCAAGCCAGTTTAAAATACGATGGTCATAGTAACCAAACTCATCAGGTCTATCCCAATCCACCCAGACCACAGTTACAACTGTGGAGTCCATTTTACGAGCAGGGTCAATTCCGACCACGACAGGGGTACGGTGCCAAGCTTTAACAGTCTTTTGGGAGGTGTCACCTAGCTCATCCATCACAGTAGATGAGATGAACATACCACGTTCTAGAAGCCACTTACAGTTGTATGCCATTTGGAACTCATCAGAGTCTTCCCCAATACGCAACATTTCTTTACGAACAAACTTACCGTAGTCATCGCTGGCTTTAGCAACGTCACGCCAATCCCATTGGAAATGATTTTGCTTTCCACCACGGCCAGTAGAGCGCCTTTTATTTAACTGGATAGCACGATAGAAGTTGTTTTTGTGCGTGGTAGGGGTACCGGTTTTTACCATAGTACCGTTTGTAGACGCAAGCATAGGACCAATTGACTTAGCTACGATAAAGTCATCTGCTTCCTGACACTCATCAATAACGATAAGGTGGAATGTCTTAGACTCAATCTTTGCCCTAGGGTTTGCAGTCATCATCATAACTGAAGAGTTAGACTTAAGAAGCTTTACTTGCTTAGTTACACCGGCAACCTTTTTAGCTTCATCGTCAATCTCTGGGTCTTCAAGAACAGCTAGGGCGTGCTCACTGGTAAGACGAGAAATAACACGGCTAAATAGAGTTTCTGCCTGGCCCTCTACTGGGGCAAATAGACCTACCCATAGGCCGTCTTTAAACCGACCTAACAAATCAGGGTACATTTTAGCAAGGCGAGGTAGGATAACCATAAGCGCAGCTACGGTATCAGCCACAGTTTCTGACTTACCCGACTGACGAGAAGCTAAGGCAGTGATTTCTTCACCCTCGTTGATTACTACAGATTCGATGATTCTACGAGCAAGAGGCTTTTGATAAGAGCGTAATGGGTGGCCCACAAGAGCGGTCATAAAAACCATAATCTTATCGATTAGCTGGTCTACAAACTCTCGGGATAGCTCGTCTAGTCCGTCATCATATTCAGGGAATTCTTCTTCAACTGATAAGTCAACTTCTTCAAAGTTGTCATCATCGTAAAGCTCGTCATCGTTGTTCATATTTTACCTTAATAGTAAAGTAACCCTGAGCCGATATGACTCAGGGTTACTAAGCGCCACACGGGAGAGAAGGAAGGTTGGCATATCCATACTACCATAAATAAATATTAAACCCTATAAGGTAGTGGTTGTTCTTTTATTTAGCTCTTCTATGACTGCGTGTAAGGCTTCGGCACTAGTTACCAGCTCTTTGACAGCTTCGGGAGTGCGAACCCGCTCATAAATACCGAGCAAACGACCCATTTCATACAAGGTTTGGTCTGCCCATACCGTTAGCTCCATTGTAGGTATGCGAGCTACGCGCTTAGCAATCTTTTCTGGAAAAGGTTTATTCCAATATTTTTTCTTTTTAAAACTTACCATTTCTTGATTTCCTCACTAGGGGTATCAAGCTGACGTAGCACCTTGCCTAGGGCCTCGTCTTCATCTACAGGATTACCCCAAAGACCAATAGCATAACCGCGCTTTACCAAAGGTACCCAGAATACTAGGCATACTTTGCTTTCTCGATAAGGGTGCTCTGTTTCTTGACTCCATCCCCATTCAAACATAGGGAGAGTAGGGTGCTTTAACTTAATAGTGTCAACGTATAGTGAACCAACTGTTTTCAACTGTTATTCCTTTTTTCCTAAGTACATCGTATCTGCGTACTCTTTCATATTAGCCATTTGAACTCTACGGTGTTTTGGCATATCCGTAACATCGGCTGGGCCCATGTTTCCCCACTGGTCTAATCCTGATTCTCTTAAGAACCTGCCTTTAGACTCAGCTGCAAGAAAATCATACCACATGAATTCTGGTACTCCGCGATACTCCCACCACGTGCCATCTCTAAAAACTACAATAAGTTTTTCGTTTTTAAAGTCATACCCAGCTTTAAGGGTTCTTGGCTTAGCTGAATTTGAGGATGTAGTAGTGGAGAGCACTGGAAAACTAGTGTCGGTGTCTACTTCAAACTCCTCATCAGGGGCATCATTACTGCCTTGAAGTAAGATATCTAGCCAATAACTGGTTTGTTTATAGTCTTTGCTAGTCTTATCTGGCCTTGATTGATAGGCGTCTCTGGGGGTACTATTTGCCCAAGGGTCATTTGGTCCATAATCAGGCATTAGTTCTCACAATCGTGTCTAGACATCTCAGATTCAAAAACTACATCATCACAGTTTTTGCAGCGAAAAGCACGCTCTTCTTCATAGTTGTCTTCCCCTTCCAAATTAGGAACAGGTTGCTGTGTAATATCTGGTTCCAACGGGTCCTGTGGAGGATAATATGCGTGGCTTGGAACAGGATGAGCTTGATAAGCTTGACGTTTAATGATTCGCATTAAACAATCATACCAGACTTAATTGATGTTCTCTTTGATGTGCTGGTCGAACTTGCCTTCTAAAGTGGCTACGTCTACTTTAAGGGCAGTTAAATCTGTTTTAATACAAATAATGTCGTCCCTAAGAGATGAGCCATGATTTGGCTTTAACTCTGACAAATAGTCTTTTACAAGGTTATTTATAATCTCTGTTGTGTGTCCCTTAATAAGACGGGAGACAATTAATCCACCTAAGCTGAGAACAGCACATAAAGCAGATATTAAGGCAATTAGTTGATCGCTGGACATAGATTCCTATTATCGGGTACCCCACCAGTGAGTACCTGGCTCAGAGTACGAGAATGTTGACGGTTTTTCTTTTTGATTCAGGTATATTCTGCGAATGCCGAAGCGCGTATCTTTTATCTGAGCAGGCTTAAATGCCGCTTCTTTTTTAAACTCTTTAGCTCTTTTTACGGACGCCATCTTCCCCACTCTTTCATATGAGTAGGGATACCCGATATCGCACCATTAACACGGGTCATAGCGTCTCTAAACTCCCTAGAGCGGCCCGCAGGACGCTCATCACGTTCATATACATCATTAGACGTTATAGAGCCTGTACGGGCCGCTAGAGGCCCTTTACGGCGTATAT